CGAGAGGGGTTCAATCCCGCGGCGGTACTTCTTGAGTTCGAAGGCCTGCGCCGGGATACTCCGCCGCGCCGCGAAGCGGGGCAAGGCATTGCCTCCGGCGCTCGATGCGGCGCTACGGTCAGTAGCGGCAGCGGATGGTGGTCTGACAGCAGCGGCCTAGGTGCAACGATACGAGCGCAGGACAGCATCACCAATGCCGATACGTTGGTGCATGAACATCACGGCGAGCGCAGCCACTGGGACGGTTCAGAGAATCCGCATCCGACCCTGAACCAGTCGTTCAACACGGGCGCCATCGGCTACAGCAATCAGGAACTCTTCAGCCAGCGGGGCGCGGGGCTTGTCGGCGATGTGCCGGCGGCACGCATGGTGGCCTTCGGTGAGTATGCCGAGGACGGCACTGCATCGACGGTGAAGTCCCGGGACTGGAAGGATGCCACAGACCTCGTGACACAGGCATCGACCGGTGATGTCTCCCACTGCCTCAACGCCGGCGGCATGGGGCGGCAAGACTACGAGACGGAGACGCTTGTCACGCATGCGCTGCGGGGCGAAGGTTTCGATGCTTCAGAGGATGGGACAGGGAGAGGAACACCTCTGGTACCGGTGCAGGCCTTCTATTCGACTGAAAGCCGATGCGATCACTTTCCGCCACCCGGACTGTCGCCGCCCCTCAAGGTGGGGAGCAACGGCGGCGGCCAGCCGCCGGCCATCGCCTTCTCGGCCAAGGATCATGGCGCCGATGCCACGGAAGATCTGTCGCCCACGCTCAGAGCCATGCCCCATGACGGGAGCCATGCCAATGGCGGAGGCCAGTTGGCGGTTGCGATTCCCCTGCAGGAGGTGGGCAAGCGTACCGGCGTCTCGACCGACAACCCCCGTGTCGGGATCGGTATTGGTGAGCAGGGGCAACCCATGTTCACCCTGCAGGCAGGGGCGCAGCATGGCGTGGCCTATCCGCTCGACCTCCGAAATGCCGGACGCGATCCGGACAAGCGGGATGCCGTGAACCGCCAGGGCCTTGGCATCGGGGAAGACGGCGACCCGTCGCCGACGGTTTCGACGGCTTTCGTGCCGGGTGTTGCCGCCTATGCCTTCCAGCCGCGGATCGGGCGCAACGGCCGAGGCGACATGGGAGATGTCGTCAATGCCCTCACCATGTCGGGCGAGACGGGCAAGGGCGATACCGCACCCTGTGTGGCCGTTGCCGATACGCTGGGCGTCGGCTCAAACCAGACCAGCGGTTTCGAGAGCGAAGTCGTTGCCTCCAGCCTTTCGGTCAGAAGGCTCTTGCCAGAGGAATGTGAATCGCTCCAAGGCTTCCCGCGTGGATACACGCGCATCCCGTGGAAGAAGAAGCCGGCGGAGGAATGCCCCGACGGCCCGCGCTACAAGGCCCTCGGCAATTCCATGGCGGTGAACGTCATGCGCTGGATCGGCGAACGAATCCGGGCCGCGCTGCGGGAATCCGGCGGGGACCTCGGACCGTGACGAAAAATCTTCCAGCCGGGAAGAATTAATGGGCCTGTCCATCCGCGCCTATGCCGCCCATCGCGGCGTCAGCCACACCAGCGTCCGCAAGGCGATTGCCTCGGGAAGGCTGTTGCCGGAAACTGACGGAACTATTGATCCGGTCAAGGCAGATCGCGCCTGGATCCGGAACGCCGATCCCTCGAAAGCGCGGGACGCGAACAAACTCAAGCCGGTGCCGGAAGCCGCCGTCGGCGCCGTGAAGGACACGCTGTCGGAGGCTGGTGCGCCGGTTATCGGTGGCATGAGTTACCTGCACGCCAAGACGGCGGAGAAGGTTCTCACTGTTCAGTTGCTGCGCGAGAAGCTCCGCCGCGAGAAGGGCGAGGTGGTCGAGCGGGATTATGCCATCGAGCAGGGGTTCTCCTTTGCGCGACGGCTGCGCGACCAGTGGCTCGGCTGGCCGGCGAGGGTGTCCGCACTCATGGCGGCGGACCTCGGAGTCGACGCGCACAGGCTCGAGGCCCTGCTAACCGAGCAGGTGCGCGAACAGCTGCAGGCAGCTGCGGCAGATGAACTCCGTCTGCATGATCGGACCGGCTAGAGTCGGTATGATTTCAACGTTGGAGACTCCTACGTTGAATTTTCAGAATGCAGGCGGCGATGGCCAATGATTATGCGGGCAATGCTGCATTCCTGCGGAGCCTCGCCGACGGCCTGACGCCCGATCCGCTGATGACGGTCGCGGAGTGGGCCGACAGCTACCGCATACTGTCAGGACGGGCCGCGGCGGAAGCCGGCAAGTATCGGACGTCCCGCACACCCTACATGCGCGAGATCATGGAGAACCTTTCGCCCTCGAGCCCCGTGGAACGGGTGGTGTTCATGAAGGCGGCTCAGACAGGTGCCACGGAGGCGGGCAACAATTTCATCGGCTTCGTCATCCATCAGGCGCCGGGCCCCATCCTGGCGGTTCAGCCGACGGTGGAACTGGCGAAGCGCAATTCGCAGCAGCGCATCGACCCGCTAATCGCCGACAGCGAGGCGCTGCGAAGGATCGTGGCGCCGGCGAGGAGCCGTGACAGTGGCAATACGGTGCTGGCCAAGCGCTTTCCCGGGGGGCAGTTGGTCCTGACGGGCGCCAACAGCGCCACTGGGCTCCGGTCCATGCCTGCTCGTTACGTTTTCCTAGATGAGGTCGATGCCTATCCGGGTGATGTGGACGGGGAGGGGGACCCCATTGCTCTCGCGGAGGCGCGTACCGCCACCTTCGGGCACCGCAAAAAGCTGTTCCTGGTATCGACGCCGACCATCAAGGGCCTGTCACGCATCGAGCGGGAGTATGAGGCCTCCGATCAGCGGCGCTACTTCGTGCCGTGCCCTCACTGTGGTGCGATGCAGTGGCTGCAATTCGAGCGATTGCGCTGGGAGAAGGGGAAACCCGAGACCGCGCATTACATCTGCGAGGCCTGTGACGAGGATATTGCCGAGTCTGCCAAGACCGAGATGCTTGCGGAGGGCGAATGGCGGGCCACAGCTGATGGAAATGACCCAAGGACGCGCGGATATCATCTCTCGGCCCTCTATTCACCGGTTGGATGGACAAGCTGGGCCGGCATTGCACGCAGCTGGGAGGATGCCCAGCACAATGATGCGGCGCTGAAGACCGCGAAGAACGTGCTTCTGGGGGAAACCTGGATGGAATCCGGCGAGGCCCCCGACTGGCAGCGGCTTTATGACCGCCGCGAGCGCTGGACGCCAGGTACTGTGCCGGAGAAGGCGCTGTTTCTCACCGCGGGGGCCGATGTTCAGAAGGATCGCATCGAAATCGACGTCTGGGGCTGGGGACGGGGCCTCGAAAGCTGGCTCGTCGACCACATTGTCATCGAAGGAGGTCCGGATCGGCCCGCGGCATGGGCGGATCTGACCACGCTGTGCGGCAGGACCTGGCGTCATGCCCACGGTACACTGATGCAGATTGTGCGCCTGGGCATCGATACCGGCTACGAAGCACCTGCCGTCTATGGCTGGGCGCGCGGCCAGGGCTTCGACCAGGTGGCGCCGTTGAAGGGCGTTGACGGCTTCAACCGGCTGAGTCCGGTCTCGGGCCCAACCTATGTGGACATGACGGCCGGCGGCAGGCGCATCCGGCGCGGTGTCAGGCTGTGGACCGTGGCGGTTTCGACCTTCAAGTCGGAGACCTATCGCTTCCTGCGGCTGGAGCATCCCACCGACGAGGAATTGGCTGCTGGAACGGCCCACCCGCCCGGCACGATCCACCTGCCGGCCTGGGCCGAAAGCGAGTGGTGCAAGCAATTCGTCGCCGAGCAGTTGGTGACTGTGAAGACCAGGCGCGGCTTCCAGAGATTGGAGTGGCAGAAGCTTCGTGAACGCAACGAGGCGCTTGATTGCCGGAGCTATGCGCGTGCCGCGGCGTGGATTGCCGGTATCGACCGCTGGGGTGAGGACCGGTGGGAAGCACTGGAGACGGAATTGAGGGATGGCGCGAGTTCAACGCGCAGAGGAGACAGCACTGCTCTCACGAAACAGAACACGCGCCCCGTCTCCGGAGCGCGTGATGGGAACTGGATCGACCGCAGGCGCGGCTGGATCAGTTGAGTGCTCAGCTCAGGCCTTGCGCTTGAGGGCGTAGACATAGGCCTTCGAGATGCCGAGTTCCTTGGCAATCGCCTCGGCGGGCTTCTTTGCCTTGGCCCCGGCAATCACCGCCATGCGCAGCTTCGCGACATCCGCAGTGCTGCGGCGGGCGACCTTGCGAGCAGGCTTCTTGGCGGACGCCTTCTTCGCAACCGACTTGCGTGTAGTTTTGACGGACTTCACGGCAATTGGCTTCTTCGTCTTCTTCGACTTGGCCGGTGTCTTGGCCGCTAGCTTCTTCTTCGCTTTCTTCGCCATGCTCAGAGCGCCCGCAGCTGGTCAGCCGACTGCTTTCCGCTCTTGCGATCGGTGGTCAGCTCATAGGAAACCGCCTGGTTCTCGGAAAGGGAACGGAGGCCCGCACGCTCGACGGCGCTGATGTGAACGAACACATCCTTGCTGCCATCATCCGGCTGAATGAACCCGTAACCCTTCTGATCGTTGAACCACTTTACTTTGCCTGTAGCCAAAACAGTGTCTCTCTTCTTGTCTGAGTATATTTGGTGCCGCGCGAGGCGGCAGCCGCATCAAGACAGGCAGAAGTAAACAAAGTCAAACATTAAGTAGAATCGCAAGTTGCATGCTCCGCCATGATGGTTCGGGGAGAACAAGTATAATGCCATGGTCTGTTCCCGAACTGGATGCGCTCAGGAGAGCCTATGCCAGCGGTACGCTGCGTGTGTCCTTCGAGGGCCGCAGTGTCGAGTATGGCTCCGCCAGCGACCTGTTGAGCCGCATACGGACGATTGAGGCGGAGATGTCAGCCCAGTCTGGCAAGAAGCCGCCGCGCCGCAGCCTCGCAGCGTTCGCGAGGGGATAGGATATGAATTGGCTGGACCGCGTCATCGGTGCCGTTGCGCCAGGTGCAGGCCTGAAGCGTGTGCGGCAGCGGCAGGCACTTCGACTGATGCAGCGGGCCTATGAGGGTGCGAAGGCCGGACGACGTACCGATGGTTGGGTCACCGCCGGCACAGGTGCCAATGCCGAGATCGCACCGGCAAGTTCACGGCTTCGTGACCGGTCGCGCGACCTGGTGCGGAACAACCCGTACGCCGCCAAAGCGATGAATGCGCTTGTGAGCAATCTTGTCGGCACCGGGATTGTTCCTCGGGCAAGGTCCAAACGACTGTCCGCCGCGAAGCAGGCGGATCAGTTGTGGCTGCAGTTTGCTGCTGCGTGTGACTCGGATGGATTGACCGACTTCGGCGGACTTCAGGCGCTTGTCGTGAGAAGCCTGGTGGAAAGTGGTGAAGTCATCGTCAGGTTTCGGGAGCGGAGACTCGAGGACGGGCTGCCCGTTCCATTGCAATTGCAAGTGCTCGAGCCCGATCATTTCGACAGTGGCAAGACCGAGGATCTCGCCGATGGCGGATACATCGTCAACGGGATCGAGTTCGATGCGCTGGGGAGGCGGCGCGCCTACTGGCTGTTCCCGGTACATCCGGGCGAGTCCCGCGGCCGTGTTCTCGCCTCGCGGTCGGTTCCGGCCCGACAGGTGCTGCACCTGTTCGAGCGGTTGCGGCCGGGCCAGGTGCGGGGCGTGCCATGGTTTGCTTCCGTGATCCTCAAGCTCCGCGACCTCGACGACTATGACGATGCCGAACTGATGCGCAAGAAGATCGAAGCCTGCTTTGCCGCTTTCGTTACGGGGGCGCAGGACGAGGAGCCGCTCGGTAAGCCCACGACCAGTTCTGCCGGCGACCGCATCGAGAGCTTCGAGCCTGGGATGATCGAGTATCTCGAGCCCGGGAAGGATGTGAAGTTCGCGTCCCCTTCTGCAAACGGCGGTTATGCCGAATACATGCGACTGCAATTGCATGCGGTCGCCGCAGGTGTGGGCCTGACCTACGAGCTTCTGACCGGCGACCTGAGCCAGGTGAATTATTCCTCGATCCGTGCCGGACTCATCGAGTTCCGCCGCCGAATGGAAGCGCTGCAGTGGCAGCTGATCGTTCCAGGGCTTTGCCAGCCAGTCTGGACAAGATTCGTGGAACTCGCACAGGCAGCCGGAAAGCTGCCCGACGGCGAGATCACCGCGGAGTGGACCGCCCCGAGGTTTGAAGCGGTGGACCCGCTGAAGGACATCCAGGCTGACATCCTGGCCGTCCGCGCCGGCGTGATGACGCTGAAGGAAGCGATTGCCCGGCAGGGTTACGATCCTGCGCAGGTGCTGGCGGAAATCGCCGCCACCAATGCCGAGCTCGATACAGCCGGGATCACGCTCGACACCGATCCCAGACGCTCGACGAAGACGGGCCAGGAAAAGGCCCATCCCTCCGAGCCCGCGGATCCGAACAGTCAATAATTGCAAGGAGGGTTCATGACTCACCAGGAACCGTCGCAGATCGTGCCTGCAGAGGCGGACAGCTGCGAGCTGCCGCTCCAGACCCGCATGGACGTGCGGCTCATGCCGGACACCGCGATCGCCGAAACACGCACCATTGAGGTCGTGTGGTCGACCGGGGCTGCGGTGCGGCGCCGGGATCTGTGGTCCGGCAAGGCATATGAGGAGGTCCTCTCGCTCGACCCGGCCCACGTCGACCTTAGCCGGCTCAACGGCGGGGCGCCGCTGCTAAACACCCACGGCGCCTTCGACCTCGAGGACGTGATCGGGGTCGTCGAGCGGGCGTGGATCGCCCGGGAGAACGGCAACTACATGGGCCGCGCCGCGGTGCGCTTCAGCGACCGGGCCGACGTCGAGCCGATCTGGCAGGACGTCCGGAACGGCATCATCCGCAATGTCTCGGTCGGTTACGCCGTCCGCGCCTACGAGATCCGGGAAGAAGAGGGCTCGATCCCGGTCTGGACCGCTGTCGACTGGCAGCCCCTCGAACTCTCCGCCGTGCCTGTCGGTGCTGACGGCGCAGCCGGCTTTCGCTCCCAGCAATCGCCAACCCTCTGCCGCCTGCTGCGCCAGGCAAACCCCTCCAATTCCATTGAGAAGGAAACCGTGATGACTCATGTGACCCCGGCTGCGGCCGAGACCGAAGGTGTTGAACCCCAGGCCGAAGTACCGGCCGCTCCAGTTGAGTTGTCAGCACCCCCGCCGCCCGTGCAGGAGGCACGTAGCCAGCCCGTTGCCGAAGCAGTGACCCGCTCCGTCCCCTCGGAACCCGTCATCAAGCCGGAGCAGATCCTCGCCCAAGAGCGTTCCCGCATCTCCGGGATCTATGAGGCGGCCCGGAAGCTGCATGTCGACCAGAAGCTCGCCGACGATCTCGTAAAGCGAGGCACTTCGCTCAGCGAAGCCCGCGGGCTTCTCATCGATGCCGCGGCGATGGCGGATGCCGCCGTCGAGACCCGGCCGCATGTGCGCGCAGGGGATCTCGACGCCACCGAGACCCGCCGCGCTGCGGTGGAGACGGCCCTGCTGCACCGCTTCGAGCCTGGAAGGTTCCGCCTCACCGACGCCGCGCGCGAGTGGCGGGGCCTCAGTCTCATTGAGATGGCGCGCGAGTTTCTGGAAGCGGAAGGTATCCGGGTGAAGGGCATGGGCCGGGACGAGATCGCCACCCGCGCGCTCCATACCGGCTCCGACTTCCCACAGATCCTCGCCGGTGTCACCAACCGTACCCTGCGCGATGCCTATGAAGCGGCACCTCGCACTTACCAGTCCATCGCGCGCCGGGCGACGGTCGCCGACTTCAAGTCCGTCCAGCGCCTGCAGCTCGGCGAGGCCCCGCAGCTCGAGAAGGTCAACGAGGCCGGCGAGTTCAAGCGCGGCAGCATCGGCGAGGCCAAGGAGACCTACCGGGTCGAGACCTACGGCAAGGTGGTGGGCATCACCCGCCAGGTTCTGATCAATGATGATCTTGACGCGTTCACCCGCGTCCCCTCGCTCTTTGGCACCGCGGCTGCGACGCTGGAGTCGGACGTCGTGTGGAGCATCTTCACCGCGAACCTCGCCATGGCCGACGGCAAGACCCTGTTCCATGCCGGCCACAGCAACCTGGCCGGAACCGGAACGGCACTCGATGTCGCGAACCTCGCCAAGGCGCGCACCGCCATGTCGAAGCAGACCGGCCTCGACGGCAAGACGGTGCTCAACATCCGTCCGGCTTTCCTCGTGGTGCCGACGTCCCTCGAACTTGCCGCCGAGCAGCTGCTCGCACAGAATATCGTCCCCACCAAGGTTGGAGATGTGGTGCCCGCCACGATCCGCAGCCTCACCGTCGTCTCCGAGCCGCGGCTCGATCCCGCCTCGGGCGCCGTGCCGTGGTACCTGGTGGCCAGCCCCGCTGCCATTGACACCATCGAATACGCCTTCCTCGAGGGCCAGGATGGCGTCTTCATCGAGACGCGGATGGGCTTCGACGTCGATGGGGTCGAGATCAAGGCCCGTCTCGACTTCGGCGCCAAGGCCATCGACTGGCGCGGCCTCTACAAGAACCCGGGCATCGCCCTGAGCTGATCGCGTCAGGCGGACCCGAACACCTCACTGGGCGGCCTGAGTGCCGCCCTTCACATTGAAGGAATCAGCTCATGAAGAACTTCGTTCAGCCCGGCCATACCATCACCCTTGCCGCACCTGACGCCGTGACCTCCGGTTCCGGTGTTCTCGTCGGCGCCATCTTCGGGATCGCTGCGCATGATGCGGCCTCCGGCGAATTCGTCGAGACCGTCACCACCGGCGTGTTCGATCTCAACAAGATCGGCTCGCAGGCGTGGAGCGTCGGCGACAAGGTCTACTGGGACAACACCAACAAACGGGCCACCAAGATAGCCACGGACAACACGCTGATCGGCGTGGCGCTTGCTGCCGTGGGCAGCGGGGCTGACGAGACCACGGGCCGCGTGCGGCTCAACGGCAGCTTCTAAGCTGCAGGTCATCTCCAGGTGTAACAGTGAGGTGATGCCGTGGCCGCCAGCTATGACCTCACTGGCCTGCGGCGGGGCAACAGCTTCCAGCGCAGCTTCCGTTTCAAGGATGCAGAGGGAGATCCGGTCGACCTGACTGGCTCTGTAATAATGTTCGTTGCAGAAGCGGGAGTGGTACGGATTGTCAAATCGACTGCTGACGGGACACTTGCGATGCCGATCCCGGCGACAGGCGAGATCACGCTTCACCTTACGCCCGCCGAGACGCGGTTGCTGCCGGTGGGCCGCCTCAAGGTCCGCTACGAGATCGAGCGCCGCATCGGCGGGGAAGAAACAACCCTCGTCTCCGGCTGTATCGCGGTGATGGACGGGATCAACGATGACAGTGGAGATCATTGAGGTCGTCGTACCCGCCTCGCCGCAGGTCATCGAAGTCACCGTGCCTGCCGCGATCGGCGCCATCGAGGTCGTGAGTCCGGGACTTCAGGGTCCGCCAGGGCAGGTGGGTCAGCCAGGACCGCAAGGGCCGCCCAGTCCGCCGGTCGACACCTCGACGATCGCCCTTGACGGTGGCAATTTCTAGGGAGTTCCCCCATGTCCAACATTATCCGCATCAGACGCCGCGTGTCGGGCGCGGTCGGCGCCCCCTCAGGTCTGAAGAGCGCCGAACTCGCCTACAACATGGCGGACAATACGGTCTATGCCGGTTATGGCGACGACGGATCAGGCAACGCCACCGCCGTGAAGCCCATCGGCGGGGAAGGCACCTTCGCGAAGCTGGACAGTCCAGAACTCACAGGCACCCCCACCGCGCCGACGCAGAGCTCGTCCGACGACAGCACGAAGCTCGCCACCACCGCCTTCGTGAAGACGGCGTTGAGCAGCTTCGGGGCGGGCTCCGTCACCAGCGTGGCCTTGTCGCTCCCGGGTTCTGTCTTCAGCGTCACGGGTTCGCCGGTCACGGATTCCGGCACGCTGACCGGCTCCTTCACCAGCCAGACGGCCAATACCGTCTTCGCAGCCCCCGCGGGTGCTACCGGGTCTCCGTCCTTCCGCACACTTCAGGCGGCCGACATCCCGGCGCTTCCCTATCTGTCCTCCTCGGGCGGCACGGTCGGCGGCGATCTCACGATCAGCGGCGATCTCACGGTCAACGGAACGACAGTCACCATCAACA